CCAGCTTCAGAACATTACCGCGAAGGGCCCGAAGACGGCCCGGTGCGAAGACACGGGGTGCAATAAGATATTCGGGCGGGACGTGTCCGAAATCGGCTGCCCCCGGTGCGGGTCCTGGCTTTGGCATGAACTGAACGACTGGACCATCGAAGCGGTGTGCCAGGCCGTCGAAGACATACGCACGGGCGACCTGGCATGGGTCGAACGGGCATGGGGCGCCCCGGTTGCGGTCCTGTGCGGTATCCTGCGCGGGCTGTTCATCGCCGCCCCGGGTAAAAAGCTGGTCTGTGTCGATTTCTCCGCCATCGAAGCCGTGGCGGCGGCCTGTATATCTCGGTGCCAGTGGCGCATCGACGTGTTCAACACCCACGGCAAAATATACGAAGCGTCCGCCAGCAACGCCACCGGCATACCGTTCGAAGAAATCCTGGCTTATAAGAAGCAACACGGCACGCACCACCCGGCGCGAAAGGGCGTCGGGAAAATCCGCGAACTGGCGGGTGGCTACGGCGGCTGGATAGGCGCCTGGAAGAACTTTGGGGCCGACGACTACTTCAACGACGACGGGGAAATAAAAGCGGACGTGCTCAAGTGGCGCGACGAATCCCCGGAAATAGTCGAAATGTGGGGCGGTCAATTTCGTTGGTGCGGGCCCGGGAAATGGGACTATAAGCCGGAGCTTTTCGGCCTGGAAGGCGCCGCCATAAAGGCGATACTTTACCCCGGCCAGTGCTTTCAGTACCTAGACATAACCTACGGTGTGGCCGACGATATCCTGTTCTGCCGGCTCCCGTCGGGTCGCTTCCTGCACTACCACCGCCCGCGCCTGGTCGATGCCGTCGATAAGCTGAACCGCGGGCCGTGCTACCAGATCACGTTCGAAGGGTACAACAGCAACGCCACGAAGGGGCCGCCCGGGTGGGTTCGTATGGACACCTACGGCGGCCGCCTGTTTGAAAACGTCGACCAGGCCGTTTCGGCTGATATTCAGTTCGAAGCCCTGCTACGATGTGAGCGGGCCGGCTACCCGATTGTCATGCATACGCACGACGAAGGGTGCGCGGAAGTCCCCGACGACCCCGCGTACAGCGTCGGGGCCATGGAAGCTATAATGGCCGAACGCCCATCCTGGGCAACCTGGTGGCCGCTGCGGGCGGCTGGATGGGAAGATTACCGTTACCGGAAAGACTGAGGGGTTGCCGATATGCTACGCACCATTTTACTTTGGGCGCTTTGCCTACCCGCCGTGGCCCTGCTCTGGGTCGTCCGGTTGCTTTTCTTTAGGGGGGAATGAGAATGCGAACACTTGACGAGATAGTCGCGGCCACCAGGTCGGCGGAAACAGTAACGAAAGAGGAACTGCGGTGCGCCGTGGTCGCTTTCGACGTGTTGCTCTTTTCGCTGGACTTGCCGGCGGACTACAAGCGACTGCAGCAGTGGTTCGCGGCCGCCGAAGCGGACCCGCGGGAGTATATCGGAAAGGCGAACGACCCCTACGACGAAGAGGCGGTGGCCTGGTACCGGGCAATGCACAACGCCGGCGGGCCTGACAAAACAGAAGAGCGGGTGGACTACTAGCCCGGGGGGTCTACGGGTATTCCGAGCTTGTCCAGAAAATACATGATGGCGGCGGCGATAGCGGCCCCGCCGGTGCCCAGGGCAATTAGCCAGGCTATACACCTACGGACGCCAATGCCGACGCGGGCGGCGCCCTGGAAGTCCCGGTAGAGCTGCACAACGCCGTCGGTGCTTCGGGCGATAGATTCGACGCTTACGGCGACCGCCCGGGTCGCTTCGGTGTTCTGCTCGACCATTAGGGCCAATTGCCCCCACCGTTCCTCCTGCCGGTCCCTGTGGCTTTCGAACTCTTCCCGAAGCCGTGTAAGCTCAACGTCGCTGAATCTGGGCATATCGTCGCTCGCGGGCGCGTCCGTCTGGTCGTCTACTACGCCCACCCCTACCCCCGTTTAATAAGCCCTGAAATTGCCCCGACTAGGCCGGTCGCTCCGGTTCTCCCGGATGCCGCCTCGAGGCGGTTCTTTTGCTCGCTTCGAAGAACCCCGAAGTACGCGTGTAACAGTATAACAAAAGGGCCAATAACGGAAAGAATGAACGGCCAGGACGCCGACGCGGCGGCCAGCGGGTCGCCGGACTTGAAGACGCCGTACCCCCAGGCCGAAACGGCGACGACGACCGCGAAGGCGACAACCCGGAAAGCGCCCAGGGCGATACGCGGCCGGGTGCTCTGCGGGTTTCTTGCGTCGGCTTCCAGCATAGCGCGCACCGTCTCGTTGCTTTGTCTGATCTGGGCCAGGTCCACGTCGAACTCTTTGTCCAGAAGCCGCGCCTGGTCCGCCGGCGGTAGCGACTGCAGGGCGTTGTTAACGTCCCCGCCGGTGGCGTTGCCCGGCAGCTTCTTATCGTCCGGCAAAAACTCGTTCACCGCATCGACCAGAATACCGCCGCCCGGCACAACCTCCCTGATAATGCCGCTGCCCACCGTCTTGATAACGTCCCAAAGTTTCACCGGCGCACCTCCAAAGTCGAAGCCCAGGCCCGCGCGTCGAACGTCGGGCACGTCTTGCCGTTGTCGAAGTCTCTGTGGCCGTACACGTCACCGACGCCTAGGCCGTGCCGTTCCAGTATGTCCCGGATTAGAAAAGCCAAAGCGGGCCACTGGGCGGACGTGAAGTTGCAACCCGGCATGCCCCCGACCATACAAACGCCCAGGGTGCCCCGGTTGTGCCCGTAAACGTGGGCGCCGACTTCCTCTTCTATGTCGCCGTCGCCGTCCAGGTCCCGGCCCGTTTCGGTTACGCCGTCGCGCCGGATAACGTAGTGGTACCCGATGTCGGACCAGCCGTTGCCCTCGACGTGCCAGCGGCGTATCTCCGCCGTGCCAATGTCCATGTCGGCGGGCGTGTCGGCTGCGTGAATTATTACCTTTTTAATTTTCATAGTTGCTTCCCCGTTCTGCTACCAGGGCGCCGGCGTTATGTAATTAAGCATTACGTAATCGACGCCCGTGTTGGTTTGGTGGATGCCTGCGGAACTGTGGTGTACGTATTCAAGTCGAAACACCCGGGTAAAGTTTAAGCCCGCACCCAGGCGGAAGTTACTTGTTCCGACTAACTCGCTGCCGGTGTTGTGGCTAACGCCTAGACGTATATAAGGTTCTACGCCCTTGTACCCCCACCCCGGTTCCGTTATGTACGAAACAGAATAGATTGATAACTGGTCCTGCTGGCCGTTCTTCGTGTCGCCGCTTTCCATCAACGCGGCTTGCACTTCCCACCCGTTGCGCTCATAGCCAACTTCGCCCACTACTAGCTGCGAGTTTACAACAGACTTGCCAAGCCCCATATGTACCGAATCCGCGCGGGCGTTCATTGCATAGCCCGCCGCAATAAGTACCAGGGCAAAAACGCCCACCGCTATTTTAGTTTTGTTCATGACCACACCAGGTCGGTTAAATCGGTTAAGGTGCCGGCGACCACCTGTTCCGCGTAGTCGCCCTCGGTCGTTATTAGCTGAACCCGGCGCGCGCCTATGGCCCGATAAGCGTCCATCACGTCGGCCAGTGGGTGCTCGGCGTGGAACGCGCCGTCCGAATCTTTAAAGCGCGGGAACTCTGTTAAGCCCGCGTCATTCATAAACTCAATAGCCTCTTGCAATGCCTGCCGGTTGCCGGGGTCGCCTGCGTAGCGGATGCCGTTGATTGTTACGCCTTGGCGCTCTTGCTCTTTGCGCGCCTGCGTTAGCTGCTGCAAAAGCTGGTCGGTTGTAGGCGTGTTTTGTTCTGTCAAAAAGAAGTTGAAATCCTCCTCGGTTCGCTCAATCAGGCCGGTTTGGTTCGCTAGTATAGGGTCAGCAAACCATTTTCCTTTTTCGTTTGTATAGTATTTAGTCATTTTGTCCCCAATTTAGCGTTGCTCAAAGATAGCACCTGTATTTCCAGAATACTCAAATTCTGATCCCGGCGGCGCGGTTGCAAAATTTGTAAAAAGTGCATTTGCTACCCCGTCTACACTAGGCCCAAGACCATCCACTTTTGTAGTCGGACCACCCCCGCCTTCACCAGACTGCCCGGTCCATAAAGAAATAGACCTTTGTGTGCTGTTTGTATAAGTCACATTCAAAGACCTTTGCGCAGTGACGTTTGCGTATCCTTGCCCCAAGCCTGCGGCGGCGTTAAACCATTTTGTCAAAAGCGTTACGGTTGTGATTATAGTTTCATTAACTAAGGATTTTGTAGTCGTGCCGCCCGCGTGAGCCTGATTAACAATAACGTTCCCACTGTCCGTTAGTACCTCAACCGTGAACAGCTTATTGTTGCTCGCCGTTCCCGTTACCTGCACAACGTCGCCGATCTCAAGGCCGATGGAGCCGATGCCGGGTAGTGCTATGTTGTTGCTGGCGTTTGTAAACGTTGCGGTCCCCGTTATGGCCGTTTCGCTCGCTTTGTCCGCTTTCGTGGCCAGTGCGGCAAGTGTGGCCAACGGACCCCAATTAGTGCCGCCGTCGCTGTCCGGGTTGTTTCCGACGTTGCCCGCCGTCAAACCTTGGTAGACCGCCGCCGCGGTTTTTACAAACGCCCCGACCGGGTACGTGCGGGCCGCGTCGTAATCCATAACGCCCAAAGTCTGCAGCGCTTGGTAATACTGCGGCGCCGTCACGCTGTCAGGAAAGCCCGACGCGGTAATCGCTGCGCGTGCCAGCAGTGTTTGCTGGAACCCGAACAGGTCATTCACCAGCGCCTGCTCCCAGGGCGTGCCGGTGCCGTCGCCTGGCACGGTGATGTTTCGCGCCGACCCTAGCGGGTAGGCCGGAGTTGCGGGCGTGATTTTGCCCGCGTATTGCGTTTCTGGAACAATGGCCATTTGTAATCTCCTTACGTGAACCGGACCAAAAGCCCGAGCCACAATTGCGTTGGGCCGATCTTTAGGCATAGATTTTCAAATTCGTCGCGCCTCGCTTCGGGCACGGTCGCTTGCTCCGGGAAGGTCTCTCCGCCAATGTAGAAAAAGAACGGCCAAAACGTCGGCGACGCCGGGACAGTGTACTCTTTAGTCTGGTTTATAAACTGGTCGTAATCGCCTGCAATAGCGCCGGCGGCCCCGCATTCTACAAACGCTTCGCCGCACAGCGGCAATGTGTCGGCGATTGTTTCGACCACTTTGTTAACAAGCGCAAGCCCGATGGGCTCCAGGATGTTGCCGGCTTCCGCGAACGCTTCACCGCATTGCGCCAGCGGTTCCCCGCATTCGACCAGGCTTTCAAAACCGGGCGAACCGCGTTCCAGGTACTGCAGCGGATTGCGGGGCGTAGCGGCGGCGCTTGCACCCACGGCGGCTTCGGACCCGGGCACCCACCAGTCGTGCACGTAAACGTCAAACCCGGCACCGCGCAAAGCGTCTTGGAAGTACCGCGGGTCTTGTCCGCCCAAGGCTTTCCACTCCGCGTCTAAACGCTCGCGCCGGCCCTGGGTGTTTAAGTCAGAAGACGGCAGGCCGAATTGCTGCTCCCACTTGTCCAGTTCGCGCGTTGATTGCGGGAATAGGTCCAGCCAAACGTTATCGATAAACTCTTTGGCGTCGGCCCCAACGCCGGACAGCCCTTCAAACAGTTTGCGGAGGGGTTTCTCTGGCGTTAGCAGCCACGCGCGCGCCTTCGGCAACAGGTGCTGGAACGCGCGAAAAAAAGTCATGAAAAAGTCACCGAGTCAAGCTTCGCCTTTTTGCCGGTTCCTAAAGAGAAAATGGCGACGGCTATGGTTCCGGTCCGAACTGTAACGGTGTTGAAAACGCCGCCGGACGCGCTGACAATGTCGCTGACTACCCCGGCCACTTGGCCCTGTGAAATGCGGTCCGTTCTAGGCGGGACGGACAGGCCGAAAATATAAGGTTCCCGGGACAAAAAGTATTTTTCTAAAGCGTCGGTCACGCGGACTTCAACCGTTGCCGGTTCCAGTACATCCAGGCCGTCAACCGTCACCTGAAATTCGACCCGTTCAATCGGGAAGGCGTTCACAAGCGCACCGGCCGGGCGGCGGGACGCTAGGCCGTCGGCGTCTAGTTCTATGGCGTCCAGGACGCTTTGCAGTTGCGCATCCGTCGGGATGCCGTCTGGGTCCCCGCTGCTGGCCGGAGTGGCTTCGACGTACACCGCAACTTGGCCGGGAAACTCGCTGGTGTACGGGTAGACGTTAACGATGCCGGCGACCCCCTCGCCCCACCCTTCGTAATCTGAGTAGGCGCCGCCCTGGGGGCGTTTCTGGAACTTGTCAATGACCCGCTGGCGGTACGCTGCGGTGCTTTCGGCGTTCGCTGCCGTCACGGCAACGGAAGTCACAACGGCTGTGCGGGCAACGTTTGAAAGCGGGTTGGCAAAGGACACCTCGTCGCTTACTGCGAGGTTCCCCAAAGCCCCGAGTCCACCGCCCCCGGCCTGGTCGCTTGCCGCCCGAATAGTAGCCTGTACGGTGGCGGCGTTTAAACTAACGGCCCCGATCGTGGTGTAGGTGACGCCGTTGGCCGCGTTCAAAAGCTGAGTGCCGGACGGCAAAACGCCGGCCTGGTCTTCTACGGCTATGTCCACGACAAGTTCGGCCGCCGTCGCTGAGACCGGATCGGTAACGCCCACCAGGCGCCCCCATTCAATCAAAGGCCGAACCGTAACGCCGTTTATTACCGTAGGGTCTATGCTGGCGGTCTGAACGAATTGCTGTAAAAACGAAAAGCCGGCGTACTTGTAGATTAGGATGAAAACCGCCGACAAAGCTTTGGCCAGGACGCGCAAAAAAGAGCGAGGCAAAAGCGGGATGCTTTGCCCCAGGGACGTTTCAAGCTGGGCGATTATGTTGTCGTTAATCTGCTGTGTTGTGGGTGTCGTAAAGCTCATAGCGCGTCCGCCTTCCAGTTCTCAAAAAACTCAATGGTAGAAGGCGACCCTTCCGCGTTTATGGTAACGGCTATCCGCACTTTGTTTAGCCCCGGCATGCTGGCGACCGCCGAAACGTCGGTGGCTACACCGGCCGTAATCATCCAGGACAAATCGCGAACGGCCGATCGTTCTAGTCGGCGCAAATTGGCCGGAATGGCGACAAGGGACTGAAGCAGGTGCTGGGTCTCGCTTCGGTACTGGCGCTGCGGGTCCGGTTCGTTAACGTTGCCCCACCAGGTGCCCGGGTTGTTCGCTTGGCCGTTGTCGCCTTCGTTGCCGCCGAACAGGGACAGGTACGCTGCGGTTTCCAGGCCGCCCGACATTTTCACCAGGCCGCCCAACACCGACACGTCCCCGCCGTCGTTCGTTTGGAATAATAGGACGTCGCCTTGCTGCCCGCTCATTGCATTGGTCCCGTTTAAAATCTATATGATACTTTCAAAAAAAGCGACCGGCAAGCCGGTGACCCTTTCAGTGACTATGAAAACCCAAGTTTTAAGCTCTCGCTGGATAGCGGTCAGTACGTTGGTCGTGCCTCCGGGCGCCGTTTCGGGCGCGGTTGATGCCTCCACAATAGCCGCGCGCAAGGCCGGTACGTCCGGAACTACTTCAACAGACAAAACGACGGTTCCGCCGTGCGCGGGCGCTCCTGGCGTAATTACGGTTTGCCAATAGGCGGCAATGTTGTCCGCTATTCGGTCGATACCGGCCGCCGTGTTGTCAGCAAAAAACGCCGGGTTTAACGCCGGCGGATTGCCGCCGGCCACAATATCGACGCCAAGAACTGAGCCCGTTTTTCCGTACGATATGTAGGCGGCTTGAAATTCTTGAGATAGCTGCAACGGGGTTTTGCTCCCGGGGTTTTGGTACTGGTCGTTAACTATCGCGTTAAAAACAGCAATTAACGGCCCCAACTCTAACTGGTTTAAGGCCCGTCCAGAACCGTCGGCCGCGTCCCGGGCTTCGGTCACGTCGCCAGCTGCGACGGTTACGATGCGGCCCGAACCGCTGGGCGCGTCCCGGGCTTCGGTCACGTCGCCAGCTGCGGTGGTCACGATGCGGCCCGAACCGCTAGGCGCGTCCCGGGCTTCGGTTACGTCGCCAGCTGCGGTGGTCACGATGCGGCCCGAACCGCTGGGCGCGTCGGGGCCTTCGGTTACGTCGCCAGCTGCGACGGTTACGATGCGGCCCGAACCGCTAGGCGCGTCCCGGGCTTCGGTTACGTCGCCAGCTGCGGTGGTCACGATGCGGCCCGAACCGTCGGCCACGTCGGGGCCTTCGGTTACGTCGCCAGCTGCGGTGGTCACGATGCGGCCCGAACCGCTGGGCGCGTCCCGGGCTTCGGTCACGTCGCCAGCTGCGACGGTTACGATGCGGCCCGAACCGTCGGCCGCGTCCCGGGCTTCGGTCACGTCGCCAGCTGCGGTGGTCACGATGCGGCCCGAACCGCTAGGCGCGTCCCGGGCTTCGGTTACGTCGCCAGCTGCGGTGGTCACGATGCGGCCCGAACCGTCGGCCACGTCGGGGCCTTCGGTTACGTCGCCAAATCCGGTTTTTACGTCGGAAGCGCCGATCGCTTCGACCGCGTCCGGCCGTTCTTCAATTGTTCCGCCGATTACTAGCCCGGTGCAAAACGCGCCAGGCTCGCCAGCTTCCGCGCCAGTGTCGCCGCACATCACCAGCTTAACCGCGGAAACGGCAATGTACGTTACCTTTCCGGTGCACTGCGCTTCGACCGCCCCACACTCGACGCGGCTATCGCCGCTTTCAACGAGCGCAAGAACCGTCATAGCCTACGCCTTTTTTATGGGTTGCCTTCGGTAATTAAAAAAGAAGTCACCTCTACTCTTTGCCCGGCGCCAATACTAACGGAATTTAATTCTAGGTCAGCCCCCGACCCAGTTAAACCCGCGGTGCCGTCCGCCACAAAAGCCCCGTTCGAGCCCGCTATTCTAAACCAGCTTGCCGTTCCGGTCGCGTTGGCGTCGGTGTCGGGGCTGATAGTGTTGGCGGTAATGCGCCCGGACGAAGGCGCACCGAAAGAAGTGCTGGCAAAAGTCAGTTCCGCCAGCAAAGTCGTTGCCGATCCGCCCGTCGCGGGCCGCGTCCCGTTGTAAATTTTGATGGTTCCGCCGGCGGACCCGGCGTCGATTTCTGCCGTTACTTCCGCCATTCTTGAGTTCCTTAATGCCGTAACGTATGCGATTGCCATTTTTAAACACCTTTAAATAATTGGTTTGCTGGTTGGTGATCCAAAGTTCCCGATGTGCGTGTGGTCCCGAAGGCTCACCCCGTCCGAGGTTACAAAATCGCCGTCGGTTGTTGCCGTTGCCCCGTTTGCGACAAAAGCCCCGCCCGCTTGCAGTTCAAAATACCCGTCCGCGTTTTGCGCCAGTATAGACCCGTCCGCGCCCAGCGTCACAGACCCGTTCTCGTTTTCAGTAACTACCGAACCGTCGGCTTTCAGCCAGTGGTCGGCGACCACCGCGCCGGCGGAGTCGCGGGAGTATATGCGCTTTTCGCCCCTCCGCGCTTTGGGCGCGTTTAGGGGGTCAATATACCCTACGGCGGCGACCCGTCCGCGTTGCGGGGTTGCGCCGGCGTATACGTAGTCGGTGCCTAGCGGGAACGCGTCATCGCCCGGGGGCGCGAAGTGCTCCGCCGTAACGTTCACGCCGCCGCCGCCCGGGTCCATTTTCACGTCGGCCACCTGGGCGGCGTTGCGTGAAGTTCTAACGAAAGACAGAACGCGGCCGATTAGTCCCAAGGCATCGACTCCGGTATTTCGCCGCTAAACGAACCCGGAAGAACCAGGTCGAGTTCCGCGGTTTCGCTGTCGGTTTCGCTGTCAAAACGGACCGAACGCACCACAAATTCATAACTTGAATAGATCATGGCGCCCGGGGCTTCTAGCTTTAGGGTGGTATTAGGCCGCCAAAGCGCGCCCGCCGGGTCGCGCCAGGTGCTTACTTGCAAACCGTAGGCGGCCATGTTGCCGAACATTCGACCCGCTTTTGCTTCCACAGACTCTTTAATGGTGCCGCCTTCGGTGTCGGGACTTTTGAACGTCAAGGGGCGAACCACGCCGGCCAGGTATGGGTTGCGGACGGTGTACTGCGAACCGCCGGTACCGATCACGACCGACTCCAGGCCAGTTATGTGGCTGTAGTATTGTTGCGGCGAAAAGAACGCCGACACGCCCAGGACCGGCGAAGCGCCCTGGCGAAGTACGGCCACCGGCTGCCCGGGCTTTACGGAACGCTGGAAAAGCGCGCGGCCGTCTGGGTCGCTGGATATAACCAGACCGCGTTGGCGCGCCAGTTCGCCCAGGAACCCCATGACTTTTTCGCCCGTTTCAACCGCTACCCGTTCGAATGCGGCGCCGCCCGGCCCGCTAAACGCGGCCGCAATGCCGAAAGGCTGGCAAATAGACGACGCAATGCCGGGTAGGTCCTGGGCGTTAAATTCGACGGGGGCGGACGCCGGCTGGGTGCAATCTTCCAGAACGCCCGGCCGCGAATAGCCCGACACTGCCACTGTGGTGCTATCTCCGGACACCGAAGGGACGACCCCCACAAGCGTTCCGGTAAATAGCGGGACGCCGCCCACGGTCACGACAAGCGGCTTAAAGCTGAAAGGCCGGAACGTTTCCCGGAACGCCGGGTCGTCCGGTTCGAACGGCGCGGTAAATTCCAGGGTGTCCATGCTGTCCATTGAACGGGTCAGGCGAAGTTCCGACCAAAAGCGAAAGCGGACGCCGTCCACCAGGACCGCCACTTCGTTAGGGTCGCCGGCCGGCGCCTGGGTGGGGCTGTTTGTAGGGTCGCCGGGTATCTGCGGGATAGTGACGACGGTGCCCGGTGCCACCGGTTCCAGGACGCCGGGGTTCGCTTGCGCTAAGTTCTGGGCGAACTTCTCTGTGCCGTACGCCCGGCGCGATAAGCTTTCAAACGTGTCACCGGCGTTAGACGTAATAAACAATGCGGCGCCCCTTCGGTAGTTCTAAAATTTCCGACCCGGTCAGATTGTTCGAATTAATAAGAAAATCTAGCTGGTCGTCCACGGACCCGTAAAGCTCCGCCGAAAGGTCCACGATGGTTCGCGCCCGGTCCAGGACTACGGCCCGTTCCTGTTTGAGCGAGAACGATATTTCAACGAGAAAGCCGGCGGTTAGCGCCACGGCTTCCTGCAGCCTTTGGTACGCCCTGCCCGTGTCTATCGCGCCAAGGGCCGCGTAGTTACCTTCGCGCCACGCTTCAACGTCTGCAAGCTGGCCAAGTATCGACTCGGCGGCGGTCAGGGCGGCGGCTTTGGTTTCGAACCGGGCGTTCACCGCCGACACCACGGAACCGCTAACATAAGACGACGCGAACGCCTCCCGGGCGTAGAACGCATTGGCGTCTTGCACGCCTGGGCTGGCGGGTACCGCGGCACCGGTGCCAGTTAAAAGCGACGCGGCCAAGTCTTTGTACGCATCCAGGCGGGCGGATATGGCCGACAAAGAACGGGCCGGCGATTGAATCAAAAGAGTGGTCTGGAAAATCAGGTCAAGCGGCGTAGCAACCAGGACATCAATGCCCCGGTTTATCGATTCGCTTATTGCGTCGAATTGCCGCTGGCCGGCTTCCTGGGTGTCGGCCAGCGCCCGCAGGCCCGCTTCGGCGGTGTCTAACAGCCCGTCGTACGTGCTTTTAAACGTTACCAGGGACGCCGGGGCGGTCAAGTCCAGGGCGCTGGCTACCTGCTCCGACACGGCCGCGTTGTACGCATCCACGGCGGACAGGACCGAAGAACCCGGGTCGGTCTGGCCGGTCGGGTAAATAATGCCGATAGTTTCAAAGAAAATGACTTCCAGCACCGCCTGGTTGCCGGCGCTCTTTAGGTCGTCCCGGCGCGTAATGGTACCGAACGGCACCACGTCCACGGTGCCGTAGGCGGGGTGCTCAAGGCGACCCGCGCCACGCTCAAGCAACAGCGCTTCGAATGACGCTGCAGCAATGTCGTAATCTGGGCCCCAGAAAAACAAGCGCAACGGGTACCGGCGACCCGTGTTGCCGCGGTCCTGGACGTAGGTGCCGTTAGCGTCTACAAAACCAAACGCCCCGGTTTTTTTATCAAATTCACTCCGCACGTCTTCATACTCGAAGGTCTGCCGGGTGCCGCCTGGCGACGTGTAGGCCGCCTCGTTTAGTCTATCCAACCAAGCCATTATAGGGCCCCCGTTCGTTGTAGCGATACGCCGGCGCCCATGCTGCCTTTGGTTACTTCCGCGCGGCCGCTTTCATCCCGTATGGTTACTTCCGCCGAACTGGTCTGGCGGCGCTCTTCGATTGAACGGGCGACGCGCTCCTGCGGGCTTTGAACCACGGCCGCGCTTTGGCCTCCGGAGGGCTGTTTCTTCTCTTCGTCGTCCCCGAACCCAAAGAAACCGGCAACGCCGGACGCTGCGTTCTTCACCGCGCCCGTCGTCGAATCCACCACGCCAGAACCGAAGTCGGAAACCTTGCCGGCGGCGTTCTTCACGACGTTAACGGCGCCCATTACTTTGTCCACAATGCCGCTGATCATCGACCAGGCGTCTGAAAAGCTGGCGGTCACTCCGGCCCATAGCTCCGCGAAGAAATCGGACACGACCGACCAGGCGCCGGTCACTTTCTCCGCGCCGCTTTTAAGCCAGTCGATTGCCGGCGCCACGTCACTCATAACCGACGCGGCAAACGACGACATAGCCGCCTTGATTTCGTCCCAGTACACGACGGCCGCAACGATAGCCGCGATCAGGGCCACGATGCCCAGAACTATCCACGTTATAG